TTGTAAGAAGTGTGGGCAGGATCGGCGATGCGTTTCCACAAAGATAAGGGGGGCAAAGACCTGTAGAATGCATGGCGCGGCCAAAGGCGCAGGACGTGCCCCCAAATCCATGAAGTATATGCCCCCTCAAGTTATCCTCGATAAATACAACAAGGTTATGGAAGATCCCGAACTGCTCACAATGAGCCATGAGATCGGGCTACTTACATCTTATACCCAACAAATATTTGAGTTGCTCGATGAACAGAACGTCGTCATGGCAAATCAAATAATTCGTAAGGCCATCGCAAAAATTGACGACGGCGCATTTAAACTCGATATGCTGGCAATTCGCAACGGGATTCAGGAATTATACAAAGCTCTTGATCCAATCACTATTCAGGTTATGTCATGGTTGGAAATCAAAGATAACTGGAAGCTCCATTTGGCTATGGCGAAGGCTCAAAATGAGTGGCTCCTGCAAAAAGATGAAATGATGCCGCGAAAGCACGTCCTCGAAGTCCTTATCTGGATGAACAGGATTGGCTTGAAGTATATTCGAGATCCAAATGATCGAAAGGCGTATGGACGCGAGGTTATTTCCTTGCTCCCGAAGAAGAAAGAATGACAACATTGCAACAATTTCCGGAAGTAGTAGCAAGGGAATATGACTATGTTCCGGATTATATTGGAGAGTTTACCGAAGACACTACCCTGAGGGAGACAGTTAGTGTTGAAGGTGCGCTACTGGCTAAAGCCAACAAGGATATGTTGGCTTTTACTCAATACACTTTTCCGCAGTACAAGACCGATGAGTACCACAGGGATGTTGCGGGTCACTTGAACGATGTTGTTTTGGGTGACATCAAGAACTTGATGCTGTTCGCGCCTCCGCAAACCGGCAAGAGTGAATTGGTCTCCACTCGCCTGCCTTCTTACTGGTTGGCCAAAAACCCTGAACTGCCCGTTGCGCTGGTTTCATATGGCGCATCGTTGGCTTATCGAAACAGCCGTTTGGCTCGCAGTGTTTTTGAGTCCCCGCAATATAAAGAAATTTTCCCGCACATGATGAGGGATACCAGCAACTGGCGGATGCATGACTGGCACATACTGGACGAGAAGGGGTATGTGCTGGCGGCAGGAGTAGGTGGTCCGCTCACGGGCCATGGCTTCGGATTGGGAATAATCGATGACCCAATTGAGAACTGGGCGGCGGGACAATCTGAGACTCTCAGGGAGAGCGTTTGGCAATGGTGGTTAGGCACATTCAAAACCCGTATGTGGGAAAACGGCCGCGTTGTCTTCATGATGACTCGTTGGCATGAAGATGATCTGGCCGGGCGAATTCTAAAGCAAGAGGGGCGCATTGAAGAGGGTGGCAAATGGACGGTTATCTCATATCCTGCGCTGGCAGATCACAAGGAGGGTTTGGATAGTCTCGGCAGAGAAGTGGGTGATGCTCTTGCACCATCTCGTTATTCGAGGGAATATTTGCTCAAATTGCGAGACGAACTAGGTCCTCATGTCTGGAGCGCAGAGTTTCAACAAAAGCCGACTAAGCCAGAAGGTGATCTATTCAAGATCGGGCGTATCCAGTTGGTGAATGCAGTACCCGCAGAAGTTGCAGACGTTTTCCTTCCAGAATCGTCAGATCGTTTTCCTGAGCCTTTCCCCGAAATCCGTCAAGTGTTCATGGGAACGAGGGCGTGGGATCTGGCTGGAAGCACCAAGAAAACCCAGAAGCAAGACCCTGATTATACGGTCGGTATTCTTATAGCGGTTTTCGAGGGGAATGTTTATATACTCGATATGGTCAGGGAACAGATGTCACCCGATCAAGCAGAGCAGATGGTAAAAATCACTGCCGGAACGGATGGTAGAAAAGTCAGGGTTCGTGTTGAAAAAGAGCCGGGTCAATCCGGTTTATATCAAGTAAACAATTACATCAAAATGCTCATGGGCTACGACGTTGAGGGTGTTCCGGCAACCGGAGACAAGATGGTTCGCGCCTCACCACTCGCGTCTCAAGTGAATGCAGGAAACGTCTTTATGCTCAGGGCTGTATGGAATAAATTTGCGTTGAATGAATTGGCCGGATTTCCAAATGCGGCCCATGATGATATCGTGGACTCGGCCGCCTATGCTTTCAACGATCAAACAACCGGCGAGGTGTGGGTTAAGATGTCATTCAAATCACTATAATCGGATGGTGCATACGCTGTTGAAAATCGAGTGCATTCATAATATTCTGAATAGAGGCCTGCCCTCCATTTATTTTCATGCACCTGCGGAGTAAAAGATGCCAAAAAAGACTGAACTTGCCAGCGTGCCGGATGAAGTAGAGGACGTGAAGCGGAAGCGTTCGGTAAACCTAGCGTCTTATCTAAATCGATGGGTTCCTTACTGGGGACACCCCGGATGGTTGAATGCACAGCGTTGGCGAAGTTTTGTGCGCAACCAGTCCGTCGCTGTTGTTTCCCGTGACACTCTTGTATCAAATATGCTGAATATGGATTGGGATATTGTCGCGCGTGAACCTGAAGGCCAAAGCGACAAAAAGGTTCAGAAAAACATTGAATATTATAAGGAATTATTTGAAGGTCTTGAGGACGATTTTGATAATTACTGCGAGTTGATGGCTCAGGATCTTCTTGACCTTCCTTTCGGGGCCGCATCCGAGATTGTTCGGGAAGATGATGACCCCGAGGGTTATGTTCTGGGAATGTATCACATAGATGCCGCATCGCTGTTTCCAACGGGTGTTGATGAGTTCCCTGTCCAACAGCGAATCCCGGAGATGCCCAATGCGGTTGTAAACTTCCCCAAGCACGCCATCTCTCGAATTATGATGACGCCGCGACCAGAAATAAAACGCAAAGGCTGGGGAATGGCTCCCCCAGAAAAAGGTTATCTGGCTATCGAGATGTTATTCCGCGGTGATAAATATTACGCCAATCTTCTACTTGATACCCCTGAGGCTGGCATTCTTGACTTGATCGATATGAGCGCAGATGATGCGGAAGAGTGGATTGAAGGATTCCGAACACTGTTCTCAGGCATTGATGGCTTTAAGGTTCCGGTCCTTCACAGCCACAATAAAGCCGCTGAATGGATTCCTCTCAATCGACCTCCTATCGATATGATGTACGATAAGGTAACTATGAAATATGCTCAGTTGCTTACGGCCGCATATGGGATGCGTTTATCTGATATCGGCATGGCGGAATTGGGCGGAGAGAAGACTCTTGCAGGAGTTATTCGCGGCGAGCGACAAACGCGCCGCTCCGGATTTGCAACATTAAGAACCAAGTTTGAAAATCACTTCAACGGCGTTCTCCCTAAAGAACTCAAGTTTATTTGGATAGATGATGATGAAGAATCCAAGCTGGCGGAGAGTAAGATGTTGGTGACATACTCTCAAGGTTTGCAGTCCTTAACAAGCGGCGGATTGCTCTCGAAAGAAGAGGCCAGACAGGAAATCGTTGCCCGAGGTTTATTGGAAATCGATATCGATCCAGAGAAATTGCCCCCAGATCCTATGGAGATGGAAAGGGTTGCCGGGGAGGAATTTCAATTGGGTTCGCAAGTGCAGGGCCAGAAATTCCAGAAGTCAGAACGCGAGGCTGGACAGAAACCCGATTTCCCATTCGGCAGGCAAAAAGAAGACGACAAGAAACCAGCATCTCAAGGTGGACGAGGCGGGATATCTATGCGAGTGAGATCGCTATTTAGGATGGGGGACGTTGAAGAGGAACTGCCGCCGGGTGGGCAATGGACAAAGACCGATCTACTTGAGATGATGAATCAGATCATAGAACCCGCGCTTTTGATTGTCCCGCAAAACGCAGATGATACACGCATCAGACGGCTCATCAAAGCGACAACGCGGGCAATGGTTCCGCAAGTGAGTCGGACATTCATGGTGTTGACTGATGAACAAATAGAGGACTATTGGCTCCCCGAAATGAGTTTGCTCGATTGGGACCAATCAAGTGAGCTTGATTCCTTGGTGATGCGGCAAGGAATTGATGATATTCATGGCGAGCTAGAAAAGCACTTGAGCGCAGATGATTGGTGGTCAACAGCCACGGCGGTTGAAAAAGCGCAGATCCTGCGGATTTATGTTTCTGCCTACGAAGTCGGACTGCAGGACATGGCTTTACAAATCATACGCTCCCTTTATGAAGAGGGGTTTACGGGCATATCAACGCTTCCCATCGGAGTAGAGTTCGATCTTGTAAATGAGCGAACCATCTTGGAGCTTACGGAACGAGCGGCGGATCTCGTGCGCTGGGTAGATGGGAATACCAAATACTTCATCAAGAGGGTTATTACAAGCGGTGTGCGGCAGGGTCTGTCAAGCCCGAAAATTGCACAGGGCATCCGCGAGGGAGAATCGGCTGAATGGATACTCTCTCAAGATACCTTCATGGACGAAGCAATAAGATTGATAAAAAGAGGGTTGATAGACATGACGCGCGCCCGCTCCGAATCAATTGTGAATACGGAAATCAATCGAGCGGAGAATCAAGGAAAGCTGGGACAGATCATATTTAGTGGACTACAAAGCAAGAGATGGGCGCATCTCGGTGATCGCGGAGTAACCGACAAAGGCAACCCTCATCCGTGCCTGCTTTGTGAAGCTAATGAAAATCTTGGCTTTGTTTCATCGGACCACGTTTACCCGACTGTTTTCAAGACGGGTGGAGTTGATGGGAAAGGTGGAGAATACACGCCTCCCGGACATCCGAACGTGTGTCACTGTACGATCTTTTTCGACGAAAGCGAACTGGTCGGCCTAGTCGAAGAGGGCGAATACACACCTTATACCGGCCAGTGAGTCGTTGCGGGGACGCCAATTGTTCATCATCAGGAGGATGAAACGAAATGGCTACCAAAGATAGAACCGCCGACGAGGCAGAGGAAACCCTGCGCGCCGATCTTGAGGCGGCAGTGTCTGACGATTCTGCCAAAGAAGATATCTCCGCGCCGAGCACACCTGAGGAGGAAGAGAAGTCCGAAGGGTTCGCCATGTCAAAGGCGAAGGCGAGTGAGGCTATAAGCTATATTCGCGAGTGCGAAAACATTAAGGAAGTCTATGATATTGTTCAAGCGGAAGAGGAGGGCAAAGCCCGAAAGACTGTGATTCAAGAGGGGTTTGCTCGTATCCAAGAGTTGAATGTGTTGAAAGATGAGGCCAGAGAGCAGGCGCAATCCAGTCTCGAAACTCCAGATTTGACAGATTCCGATGCAGATGCGCCGGAGGTCGCGCAGACGGCAGAGGATGTTGTTGAACCTCCCGAACATCCGCCAGCGGCAGATACATTGGAAATTGACGAATATCCCATTGAAGATATATGGGATGGCGAAATAGGAAGATACATCGAGATAAAACATATTTCGCGAACGATGCACCCGATGGGCGGAGTGGATGAGCGAATTATGTCTCCGGTGCGCCTCAATGAATTGCTTGAGGAGTATTTCGCCGATGATTTCGAATTGATCAAGGTTCTACCACAGGGGTTTGGACCGGACGGTGTAAGTATTCTGTATGTGCTTGGCAAGGTAAGTGAGGACTTGGATTCGAAACACACTAACATCTGGCACATCCAGCGAACGCTCACCGAAAGGCCCGCGTTATCAGGAGGGATAACAGGGTTTCAGGCGGACAAGTATCTCAACTCTTTCCTGTCTGAAGGATGGCAACTTTTTGCCGCTCAATCACTCAAAGAAGGAGAGGCTGAGATCCCCATGTTATGGGTTCTTGTCCGATGACCATCGTTTCGATGGCTGTACTTGGTAGGCTACTGGTTTGGACATTCCAGACCAGTGGCCCAACCAAGCGGATTTGGAAATTGCTACCCATACTCGAAGAATTTGGCGAATGCGATTTCTGCATGGGGTGTTGGGTATATGCACTTCTGGCATGGCTCTTTTCCGTCAATCTTTTGGAGCCGATTTATATACCGGCTCTTTCTGAGATTATCACAGGCATCGCCTTTTCGTTCATAAGCCATCTGGCGGCCTTGGGATGGAAAGCACGATGGGGGTATGAAGTGCTTGAGTAGTGCGGAGGAAGAATGACAATCGAAGTCAGTGATATACAGCTTGCGGCACTCGTGCGGGGCGATGCCGTGACGGTCGGCCCATCGAAGCGCGTGATCACGCTGGACGATGGACCTTTCGTTGTTAATCGCCATCATGGACCGGGGCCTCATTCCGGAACCGGCACGCCTCAGGATGTGCACGGCGGCAACGGCGTAAAGATTGATTTCACCAAGCCCCAGCAAGACTGGGTAGACTGGGCACTTGATGGAATGGATGATGAGGAGATGTATCCAGAAGGACCGCCAACCTTCGAGCAAGCCCTTGCCGACCCCGAAACCGTGACCGATTTGCTTTACAGGCTGGAGGTGCTGGCGGGGGATATGGCCGCCGATGGTTATCTTGAGAGCGGAGTCGGTGCACTGGGCGCGGGTCGAGCCGCCGCAAATGCCGCCGCTAAAATCCGGAAAGCAATCGAACCAGATATCACGAGCCGTCATCATGGGCCGGGGCCTCATTCCGGAACCGGCACGCCGCAGGAAATCCATGGCGGAGGCAAAGAACGCCCGCTCGAAACAGGGGTGTTTAACCCAGACGATATAGAGCGTGTTCAACCCATAAGGGGCTTCTGTTTCGAAAGAAGCGCAGAATGGCTAATACTTGAACAAGGTAATAAATATGAACAGGCGAGGCTCATACACGGAACGGTGATGGGGCAAGGTCCATTGGAGGGCGTTCGATTTGCGCACGCTTGGGTAGAAATCGACGATTGGGTCTATGACGTATCACAGGATATCCTCTCCCCCAAAGATAATTATTATCAACTGGCAGAGGCTGAGGACATGGTTTCTTATACCGGAACAGAAGCCGCGGTCAATTCATTGAAGGAAAAAAATTGGGGACCTTGGGAAGAAAACCTCATCAATTTAAAAGAAGAAGAACTTAAGAAGTGGATTACAGGACAATGACATATTTCACGGAAACCAGCGAAAAAGAAAAGCCGCTCACCGAAGAAGAACAAGCCCTACTTGGGCGTATAGTCGAGCGTGGCGGGCCGGGTTCGGGATTCCATGGGCACGTCGGTCGTCCAGAAGAGGTAGGGGGAAGTGCCCCTGTGGGTTCGCTTTCTCCAACGGTGGGTAGAGCACCGCTTCCGCCGGGCGGTCGCGATTCCCCCGAGGCCCAGCCGCGCAATATCATGAAACCGCCGGAGATGCTTGAAGGTGTTGATTATAAGGATGTGTCTTCTCATGCACAGCAACTGATAGACCTCGCCAAACTTATGGATTGGAGCAGTGAAGAGGCGTTACACGAATTTCTTGGCAATGCCGCGGTGATAGCCGGACAAACCGAACAATCAGGATATATGAAAAGCCTGATAGAGACTGAGGTAGAAGCGGCCACACAACACCTCGTCAGGGAATTGTACTGGCTATATCAAGAAGTTAAATACGAAACAGATGTTGAAGGCGCGCTCGAAGGCTTGTCCAGAGACCAGCTTTATGGGCTGGAAGAAACCGAAGAATTTTTGGGC